CGGCACTGCTGGCCAACCTCCGCTGGAGGCAGTACGCATGAGCATTGAGGGACGGATCGCCGTTGACGTGGGGTTCACCGACTCGGCGTCCAGCGACGGCGTCCAGGCCGTGAAGCGGCTCGCCCTGACGAGCACGGACAGCCAGACGACCGGCAAGGTGGCCATCATCGCCGGCACCTGCGGAACGGCCGCCGTGGCGATTGCCGTGGCTCCCAGCACCTACCGTGACGCCGACGGTTCGCTCGTGTCGTTCACGACCGTGGACCGGTTCGCCTTTGCAGCGTCGGCTGCGGCCCGCTGTGCCGAGGCGACCGGGTCGGGAGCGGCGATCAGTTCCGCGAGCCGGGTTGCGTTGTCGGATGCCCGGGGCGGTGGCACGGCTGGCTTCAACGTCTCGGCCTACTCTGGCACGGCGAGTTTCACGGTGGTAGTGGTCGGCACATGAAGACGGGCACGCTCAATCGGCTGGCGACGATCCAGACTCCGACGGAGTCGGCCAACGCCATCGGCGAGCCGATCCTGTCGTGGGCGACGTTCGCTACTCGGTGGGTGGGCATCATGCCGCTGTCGGGATCAGAGAGCGTGTCTGCCATGGCGACCGGCTCAGACGTGACCCACAAGGTGATGCTGCACTACACGCCGGGGTTGAAAGCCAAGATGCGGATCGTCTGCGAGGGTCGCACGTTCGAGATCACCAGCGTGGTGGAGCGCGGCTACCGGGCCGAGCACGAGCTGCTGGTGGCGGAGGTGACGGACTGATGGCATCCAGCATGACAGTAGAGGGTGTCGAAGAAATCCTGCGTGGGTTTGCCATCCTGCCCCGCAGCATCCAAAAGAAATACCTTGGCGGTGCCGTCCGCGAGGCGGCAAAGGACGAACTGCCGGAACTGAAGTCGCTGACGCCGCGAGGGCCGACAGGAAACCTTCGCCGCAGCGTCGGGCTGAAGGTCGAAAAAAAGAAGAACAACGCCACAGCGGTCGGGATTCTTGGATATCGCTCCCGTGCCGGCGGGAACAAGGCAGAGAAGGGCTTTCATGCCTGGTGGATAGAGAACGGCGTGAAGGTCCGCCGGGCAAAGGGCGGCGCACTCAAGGTGCCTATGTCGATGGCCAAAAAGTACCCGTACTTGATGGGCAAGGTCTCGCTAATCGGCGGCCCGGACGGCGGTTCCATTTACTTTCCCGTGGTCCAAGGCTTTGAGGGCAACGGCCGGTTCAAAGATTGGGCAGACCGGAATCTGCCGCAAATCAAACAGCGGCTGATCGGCAAGCTGGACGGGGCTCTCGGCAAAGCGATCGCCGAAGCCGAACGGGCCGCCATCCGCAAGAAATACGGCAAGTAATGCCAGCCACGACGTTCATCGACGAGTCCCTGCTGCAGCTGCTGTCGGCGTCGGCCGACATCGCATCGTCGGTCGGCTCGCGGATCTACGCCGTCCAGGCTCCGCAGGGGACGGCGATGCCGTGCCTGGTCATCGACCGCCAGGACGCCAGCCGTGGGCCGTACATGCACATGCAGGGGATGACCGGGATCACGCGGACGACGTACACGGTGTCGTGCATTTCGACCCGTCTGGTGGACTGCCGCAACCTCGGGCGAGCGGTCAGGGCAGCCTTACAATTCAAGCGGACGGCGGCGGTTCGGCTCGTTACGGTCAAGGACGAAAACGACCAGCAAGAGCCGTCGGACCCCGGTTCGCAGACGCCCATTTACCGCACGGACCTGACAGTCGAGATCACACACTCGGAGAGTTGAACATGGCTGCTGACATCGGACAGGGCACCTACGTTTCGTTCGGCACCGCGCTGCACACCGCGACCGGCTACAAGATCACCGGCGTGAATCACAACGGCATTGCGCGGGCCGTGGCCGATGCGACGCACATGCTGTCGTCGGTCAAGGAGTTCGTGGCCTCGAGCATCTACGACCCCGGCGAAGTCTCGGTCGAGGTGCTGCACGACCCTGCCGTGAAGCCCGTCGCCGACCTGGCGAACGTCGCCACCAACCAGGTGGTGAGCGTGTACTGGGCCAACGGTGGCACGGCTGTGACGCTGTGGTCGGCGTTCGGCTACATGACCGGCTACGAGGCCGGTGCCCAGATGGAAGACATGCAGTCGGGCTCCGTGACGATCAAGCTCTCGGGTGCCCTTGGTTGATTGGTGTGACGCAGGGAGGCGCGCATGGCTCTGAGTCGTGATGAGTTCTTCAAGCGGAAGCGTCCGCTGCCGAAGGTGAAGGTGCCGGTGCCCGAACTTGGCGAGGACGCCGAGGTGTGGGTCACCAAGTTCACCAGCCGGATGCGGAACCGTTTCGAGGAGATCGCCACCGGCGGCAAGGTCGGCGGGTCGGTCAACCTGAAGAACGTGTCCGCGAAGGTCGTGGCTTTGTCGTGCGTGGACGACGACGGCAAGGCGTTGTTCACCGAGGCGGACGAGGAGCGGATTGGCGAGTTCGACGCCGACGCCGTGCAGCGGATCGTCGATGCGGTGTTCAAACTCAACGGGCTCGGTGCGAATCCGGTGGAGGAAGCGGCGGGAAAATAGAGCGCCAGCCGGTCCTGCAGTTCCTCTACCGGCTGGCCTTGAAGCTGGGCATCTGGAACGTCGAGGAGCCTGGCGGCCTGGCGGACTCGATGAGCGTCGATCAGTTGTACGCCTGGATGGGCTACTACCAATTGGAACCGTGGGGCGACGAGTGGTTGAGGGACGCGATGAGCATGGCACAGTTCGCATCCGCCCACCGCTCCAAGGGTTCGCCGCGTCGCAAGCCTGACGACTTCATGCCCGTGCCGAAGCGGACACAGACGCCTGAGCAGATCGTGGCGGCCTTCCGTGCGATCGGAGGCGGGTAATGGCGAAGAACTTCGGCCGCGTCAACGTTTCGATCACGGCGTCCACGGGCGGGCTGACTGCCGGGCTGGCGAGCGCTGGGAAGCAGTTGAGCGGCTTCCAGGGGTTGGTGAGCCGGATGACCGGCGGGATGGGCAGCGGCTTCGCCAGTGCCACGCTAGGGGTTCTCGGGCTTGGCCGCGGAGCGTCTACGGCGGCGGTGGGCGTGGCGATCCTAAGCGGGGCGATGAAGAGCCTACTGATTCCGCTTGGCGTCATTGCTGCCGTCACGGCCCCGTTCGTCGCGTTAGCATCAGCCGCAAGTGCGGCTGAGAAACTTCACAACTTGTCGCAGGAGATGGGTGTTTCCTCGTCGGAGTTGCAGGTTTTAACGCAGGTAGCAGATGAGTTTGGCGTCAGTCAGGAGCAGATGACGACCGGCCTGCGAAGGTCGTCTCGGATGGTTGGAGAACTCGCCAACGGCACGCCGGCCGCAGTCAAGGCGTTTCAGCGTCTCGGCCTGACCATGCAGGACATGGCAGGCAAGGACGCCGCAGAGCAATTCAGGCTAATCAGCCAGCGCATTGCCGCCCTGCCGCCTGCGATGCAGCAGGTCGCCGCCGTCAACATCTTTGGCCGCAGTGGGCAGAGCATGCTGAACTTCATTCGTGGTGCAGGCGATGCCAGCGAGGAGGTGAAGCGGCTTCAGCAAGCACTCGGCGTGACGCTTAGCCCACAGCAGACGGCCGCCATTGAGAGCATGGGCGATGCGTTCAAGAGACTTGTGATGCCAGTGCAGGGATTCATTAACCAGTTTTTAGCGAAACTCGCACCGGCGATCACTGTTGTGTCCAACATGATCGTCGGCTTTTTCGCTGAAAATACGAATGGGTGGAGCCTTGCATCTGCGGCGGCGTCGGCTTTTGAAGGTGTTCTGCGAGGCATCGTTGGCCGGTTTACTGTCCTGTACGGCGTCATTCAGTTGGTGTTCGCGATCAACGCCAAATTGAGCCAAGCTTTTAACTCAGTCTTTTCAGTTATTCTTGAAGGCGTCCGCAGGCTGTCTACGTCGCTTGCCGGTCTGGCTGAAGCGGCTGGGCTCACCGACATGGCTGCGTCGCTGAGGGAAACCGCCTCCGGTGCCGCGAAGACGCAGAAAGGCTTTGACGCACTTGCAAAAGAGCGTGGCGAGCTAGCGGCAAAAGGATTCGCCAAAGGGATTGAGAACATCACTAATCCATTTGGTGCGTTTGACGCGGCGCTTGCTAAGGCTAAGGCCGGAGGTGGTGATGGCGGCGAGAAGCCACGTGGCGAGAAGCCCGTGCCCCAGGCCGTCGGCGCCGCGATCAAGGCGTCCGTGCAGGAACTCCGTGCCATCGTCGTCGGCTCGTCCGAGGGCGAAGCGTTCCGCAACAACATCATGCGCGGGGCCGACCCTCGGCTCGACGTGAAGGACGACGCCCGCAAGACGGCCGACAACACAGAGCGGTCGGCTGACGCTCTGGAGGACATCGCTGATAGGCTCGACCCGACCGGATTGGCGGTGATCGGCTAATGGCTATCATCGACGTTCGAGAACTGCGGTCCTTTGAGTACGGCGAAACGCTGGGCGACAAGGGCCGAATCACGCTTGCCGGGTCCGTGGACCTTCTGGCGTTGCACGACAGCGCGCCCGACTTCGGCACGCTGGCTGACGACTCCACGTCGTGGACCAACCTGGGCAACCAGACGATCCCGAAGGTCGGCGAAACCCGTCTGGTTGCGGGTGTGATGTTCAAGGTGAAGTCGCGAAAGCTGTCCTACTACAAGGGCGACGACGCCGACCGTGCGATCAAGATTGCGGTGACCTACGAGGCTCAAGACGAGTCGGAGCAGCCATCGCCTGAAGATCAAGAGACCGAAACGTGGAAGCGGATTAGCATCTCGACCGAACAGAAGGAATGCCCGCTTACGGACCAGGGCGAGAATGGCGAGTACAACGCTGCCCCCAAGCCGGCAACAAACTCGGCTGGCGACCCGGTGGACGGGCTGACGGAAAACCGCTGCCTTCTGCGGCTGACGTACACCAACACCAAGGTCGTCAGTCCAAACATTGCCGCGTTAACATCCTACGTCAACACGACCAACGAGGTCGCTTTCCTAGGTGCATCGCGGCGGACGATGCTGTGTGTCGGCTACAACGCGGACTTCGACGACAAGGTGGACCAGTGGGTTGTCTCCGTCGAATGGCTCTACGACCCCAAGGGGCATTTCGTTGAGTTCCACGACGCTGGCTTTAATGAGGTTGTCGGCGGCGAGCGGCGAGCAATCCTCGACCTTGCCGGGAATCCAGTCAGCAAGCCGGTGCAGCTCGACGGCAGCGGACTGGCGGTTCTGCCAACGCTGATCACCGGCCCCAATGCCAAGGACTACATATTCACGCGCAAGGCGTATCCGTATGAAGAGAAAGTCCACAGCAACCTGTTTACGGAGGCGGGCATCTAATGGCTGACGAAATCAAGGCTTCGGTCACGCTTCAGTGCGACAACGGCAACTTCTCCGACCGGTTCGCCGCGGCATCGGTGAAGGCCAACCAGACGACGCAGGCGGCGGCGGCCGGCGTGGTGACCATCGGCACCTCGGTGCAAACGCTGTCGCTCGGAATCGTGTCGGCCCCAGGCTACGCGGCGTTCCGCAACCTGGCCACGCAGACGGCCGGCACGCACGCCGTATTCATCGGCCGCTTCGACGGGACGAACAGCCAGGAAGTGCTCGAGCTTCAGCGTGGCATGGCGGCGGTCCTGCCGCTGGCCGAGACGATTACCCTTGGCCTGCGAGCGGTGACGAGCACGCAGTACACGTCGGCCGCTCGGCTGCAGTACCTCGTACTGTCGAGGTGACCGATGCCGGTCTACGGGTTCAGCGAGGACGACGCCAAGCGTATCGGCCATGCCGTCAAGGTTGTCGAGCGTTCCGGTCCCACGCTGAAGACGAGCGGTGTGGTGAACGATCGCGGGGCGGCAGGCGTCCGCATCATGATTGGCAAGGTGGGTACAGCGGAGTGGTCGAAGGCATCGTCGGCGGTCATCACGCTCTACGTCGGTCCGCCTTCCACGGCCACCTCGAGGCCCACGGCGACGGCCGGGACGATGGTCGCGCACAACATCTTCGCCACCATTCCCAGTTCGGCCTACGTCGCCATGAGCAACAACGGGTTTGGGTGGTACGCAATCGCCGCGGAGTGTGACTAATGCTCATGCCCTGTAGCGCCTGCTGCGGCACGCCGTGCACCTGCCCGACGTGTGACGCTTGCTGTTCGTGCGCTCCGTGGGACTGGACCTTTGAGCTGCATGAGATCCCCGGCACGTCGTCGTACTACCAAAGCCTGTACACGGACCTGCTTGACCTGCTGCCGGGCTGTATCACTCGGCCCTACGAGTCACAAGAGGCGTGTTTCGACGCCAAGGTGGCAGAGTATAGGCCGGACTTTCCCGAGCTGACCGACCAAGAAATCCGCGACATGTTCCAAGAGGACTGGGCGGAGAACGTGTGTGGAAACAACATTACGCTTTACTTTGGCTCGTACGTCGGCTGGAGCGTGCCGTACATCAACGGCGTGGTGGCCACGGCGGCAGCGCTGGAGGAGCAGTGTCCAGACGGCGCGCCGCCGGCACCGGATTGGTGCTTGCCTGGCGCCACTCGCTACTGGTACGTGCAGGAGTTTTCCGGCTCGTCTGGGGCCATACCCGACATCCGCAAACTTGTTCTCGCCACCCCCGGCACTGGCGACTGGATCGTTGATGCCCTGCTAGAGCGTGGCACGCAGGACGACCTGCCGGCTGAGGGGTGGGTGGAGGCCGACGACTGCGCCTCTTGCGACGACCCGGCCGAACTGGAGACAGACTGCGATCCGGCCGCGGACTACAAGGTCTTCTACGACAAGACCGTCACGGTAGAAGACTCGTTTACCGACTTTTGCAATTCCTCTACCGATGTCCTGCAGCTATGCCCCCCGCAGAACTGCAAACTCGTGACCATCACAGTCACACGAACAAACCAGTGTTCGCCAAACTCGCCGGCGTCACCGGACGTGACCACGTTCACCGTGGTGCTCGCCGTCTGCCCGTGCGGCACGCTCGTCTCCGTAGTCTCGTCGCCGCTGAACGCGGAGTCGGACCCGGTGGTTATCGACGGCTACGGGTACGCCAGCGAGCAGGACTGCATCGACGACCTCACCGTGAGCAACTGTCTGGGCGGTACGGCTAGCAGCCGGTGCATCGGGGACCAATGGAAGCAAGTGCGGCACGCGATCGACGGCACGCGAGACTGCCTGGAGTCTGTGTGTACCAGGGCGTGTGATCCGCCGGAGTGCTGCTCGTGACTACACGTAGCATGGTCCTCCCGTACTCGGGGCGAGTGGACCCGGCCACGCTTGCGGCGGCGATTGCCAAACTGCTGGGCGAAAGCCCCGGCAGCGGCCTGCTCCAGCTGCGAGTGGTCGAGCATGCCCCGCCCCCACCAAATCAAGGACCGGGCACGGAACTGAAAAAGCTCCTGGCCAAGATCGGCATCACTCCAAAGGCCGGCTGTAAATGCCTGGCGCGTGCTGTGGAGATGGACATCCGCGGCTGCGACTGGTGCGCGGACAACGTGCCCACGATCGTCGGC